TGAAGATCGGACACCACATAGATGCGTCTCATGCTTGCTCCTCGAGTTTGGTTTTCCATCGGGACAACTGGATGTCCAAGAAGGTCAAGTAGTTGACGGAGTCTGCGATCTCGTCTCGCAGTTCATCGATCAATCGATGCAGTCCCATGTCCTCAAAGGCCTGCCTGTTGCCATGGGAATAGTCACGGTGCCCCGTACCCGTCAGGCGTAAGCGTGCATAGGTGGTGAACCTGCGCTGTGCTTCCGCCAGTTGCTCGGTTGTCATCCCGTATTCGGGGTGTTGTGCCGGGGCAATGGGTAAAGTTGCAGAACTATCCGACCCGTTGCTCGGTCGTGGCTTTGCACCCGTAACCCCAAGGAATTCAGCGAGAGCAGGATGCTCTCCCAGTCCTGAGCTGTCAGCATTCACTTCTTCTTTCCAATCGACTCCTCGATGTACCTGCGCCAGCGACGTTCATCGATTTCGCAGAACACTCCGTAGCCGACAAGTACGAGGAAGGATGCAATCGCAAATCCCAGTACCCAATAACTCATAGACCTAACCTTCCTGCTAGACCATCACTACCTTCTGCCAGGTAAACATCGTTGACGTCCATGCCGTCTGGCATGTTGATCACTACGGCGGTATCCACCGCCGTTGCTATGGCTCGACCCATCTCCTTGCCTGCGCTGTCACCATCACACAAAACAAACACCTTGCGGTAGTCGGTGAAGGCTCGCCAATAGAAGTCTTTCCAGCCGTTGGCACCGGGCATCCCAACAGCAGGAATTCCGATCATGGACTGGGCAACAATGGTGTCCAGTTCTCCTTCACAGACAGCAATCATTTCGCTGTCTATTTCAAATGCATTGACGTTGTAGATCAGTTGACCGCTCCCGGCTCGACTCAAGTACTTAGGGCCACCGTCATCTGTGATGGCACGGAAGCGGATGTCAACGATGCCCGAAGGGGTGTCAAAGGGAATGGCGAGGCGTCCCTTGAACTCTTCATGTCCCACGACTGGATCCTTGACGTAACCGAGGCGGAACGTATTTGCTATTTCCTTTGATAGACCCCGACCGCTTAGATACGAACCGATCTGATCCACTTGTTTCATGTACTCGCTGGCGGCGTGTTCCAGTAAGTTCCTCGCATCGTCGGACAGCATCTTTGTACTCCACACCTTCCATGAATTTCACAACGTCAATGGCAGAACCCTTGATCTCGCACGCCATGCAAGCAACGATTCCCTTGTCAATGTTGATGCGGCACGAGGCACGACTATCGTCGTGGTATCCGCACTTGATCGTGTACCAGCCTCGCTTCTCAGGCACGTTCCAGCCGTAGTGTTCAAGCACCGGCTTGATAGGAAAGTCAGCAGTCATGCCGCACGACCTTGTTGGCGGCGAAGCATTTGGTTCTCCCGTGTTTCATCCAGTTGCTTTTGGTTCTTCTCGATCAGGTCGTGCAAGTCATCAAGCAACTTGTCCACGATGGCGGTGCGCTTGGCCTGGTTGCTACGTCTGTACTTGGGTAGTAGCCGTTCGCGCACACCAGCGGAGACACCGCCCCAGATGCCGAACTCCTCGCCCTTCTCAAGCGACTCCGTCAAACACTCCTGCTGCACAGGACAGCTCGCACATATTCGGTAGGCCTTGTTCCACCTGTTGGTCAGCCCTCCATCGGGAAACCACATCTCAGGATCCACCGTCTTGCATACCGCTTGGTCGTGCCAGTCAGTCAACTTCTGCCTCCCATCTATCCCAGTCCGTTCCAGCGAATCAAGTTCAGGAATTGATCGAGCGTCATGGTGATGCGAGCCTCGCCGATGCCCTTGCCCCTGGTCTTGGTGATGACAGCACCGATAGTGGGTGTACCGAACTTCAGTTCGTGGTTGCTTGCTTCAACGTCTGCTTCGCGTAACCACTCCGCCATCTGTGGGGTCTTACAGTTCTTGGCTTCCAACACAAGAGTGACGTCTTTGCTGATGGTCACTTCGACGTCACCGATGTCGTGCTTGCCAGCACGGGGCAGTCGCCTGCTTCGCAGCCCTGACTCGTTGATGTAGTCGGATGTCTCAATCTCAAAACGAGAACCCTTGACCTTGTTGTACTTCTGTTGACTCATCGTGGATCCCTTAGCAGCATGCGAGACGGGTCGTACTCCATGTAAAAGGCCTTACCACCAGACGGGTCGGCGGGTCCGTAGCGGTTCTTCACGGCACACAACATCAGGTAGTGCGAGTGTGCGGCGATGGTCATAATCAGGCTCGGAACCTGGGCGATCTTTCCGTGCAGGCTGGCTCGAGGTGGGCACGGATTACCTTCGTAATGTTCACTCGTATGGTGAAGAACTAAAAATGCGGCACCCGTGTCGCGACTCCACCACTTGATTTCCCGCATCAAAGATCGAAGTGAGGAGAACTCGTCTCCTGATTCGTGAGTGAAGTCGACGGCATTGTCAATGACTACGAGCTGCGGATCGGATCCTTTGAGGACGCGATACAGGTTGATCTGATCTTCCAGATCTCGCAGCGACGGATTGGAATCCATCATCCATGCGATGTGCTTGCCCTTAGAAGCGATGACCTGTGATGCCCAGGTCGTGTCATGCATCTTGTCTTCCACTTCTGATTGTGGAATGTCGTTGATCATGGAGATCAATCGCAAGGCCATGGTTGATTCATGCGAATCGCAACTGGCATACAGGGTGGGAACACCCGACTGCAGGGCTACCGCCAAAGCCACGGTGGACTTCCCCGCACCGGGGGGGCCAGCAATCATGCTGACCTCACCCCGGCGCAAGGAAACGTGTGCGTCTGCCCAGGAGGCAAATGGGACTGGAACGACAGAGGCGTTTCGATCCAGTTGACGGACGACACGTTCGAGGCGACGCATTTCTTCCTTTCAGAAGGTGGTTGTGTGTGGGAGTCGAACCCACGCCCGTGACTGGGTACGGTGCGCCGTAATGCAGATTCGGTGTTCCACGCTCTCAAGCCAGTTTTCCCCGATGGTGAGTCGGGGCGGTAGCGCTGACGCGATCCCTAGGGCCATCGCGTCTCCGACTAGGCATGTACTTCGTGGCCTTCCCTGCGGCTTAGTCGCTGCCGTAACGGTCCCGCCGATACCGGTTCGCACAACCAGGTCATTAGGCAGGGAACGAGTCCCACTCCGGCGTGCCCTTATTCAGGAAGATCGGAGCGCACTTGTCGACAGCACCCTGAGGGGTGTTGCAGAACCAGGCACGGTACGGACCCTTCTTGCCCACACCGCTGCGAGCGGTGCGAGGACCGTGAGTACACGTTGGTGCAGTCGCATCGGTGAACGATGCAGGCGCATCCCAACCCGAAGGGGCGGGGGCCGTAGGTGTCGGTGCGAGCGCAGCCTTGACGTTCTCGACTGCTGCGATCTTGTCTTCAACGTCGGTGATCTCCGACAGGTGGTCGTGAATCACCGCAAGGGACATGCGGAAGGTGGACTCGTCGTACCCCTTCGCATTGATCAGGGTGCCAGCCCTGGTCTTGAACGAGGCCTGGATCATCTGGCCGTCGGTGTCGGACATTATTCTTTCCTTTCTGTTATCTCTAGTGGTAAGTGACTATTGGGGGTCAGGGTGGGGTTCCAGGCGTAGCAATGCTCTTTGACGCCGCAGTACCCGCAGCGTTCGCTCATCTTGGGAACGAAACGTCCAGCTCGAATCTGGGTTGTGGTGTCGATCAGCCAGGTGCGAACGGTGTGGTGGGGGAGTGCGGTCAGGTCATGGATGGTGTCCAAGGATCCTTGCCGAGCAAGCCAGTACGATCCGTAGCGGCACGAAGTGCCGAAGGTTTCCTGCAAAGCCAGGTTGTACACCGCCAACTGCAACGCCGACGGCGGTGCCTTGCCTGTCTTGAGATCCACCAGCAACAGATCCCCGGTCTTGGTGTCTTCAAACACTCGATCCACGAAGCATTTCAAGGTGACCTCGTCGCTGATCCGCACGTTCATCTCTAGTTCAATGGCCGGGATGTCGGTGGGGGTGCGCCAGATCCGCAAGTTCGGGTAGGTCATGCGGAAGTCGTAGTAGGCGTGGACGAGTTTGGCTCCTTCGGTGTACCACCAGGCTTCGTTCTCCTTGTCGGGGTAGGCCTTGGTGCGCCTGCCTCCCACGCGCCACACTTCGCTCGGTCGTGCGGCTTTGGCTTCGTCCAAGCTGGCACGGAAGGTTGCCATGCCAGCGTCGTAGGCTGTCGCGGTCATGTCAGGCCTGCCTCAATCAGGGCGTGGTCGATGGCATCGGCAGCAGCATGCACGGCGGTTCCCCCGGCAAGCCACCAGGCCGGAGCCTCAGGCACTTTCTCTAGCCTGGTCAACCGGAACAACTCTTGGCAGTCCAAAAACGTGGTCATCTGCGAATAACTGATGTAGGGAATCTGTTCGCTCACCGCTGTCCTCTCGCTCAAAGGTGAAAGCCATCCCACCGTTGGCCTCGATGTAGTTGGTCAGATGAACGGGGACATCGGCGATCCCCAGGGAGTGCATGGCGGCGTCCCATTCAGCGTCGCTTACGGCCTGCGAGGCAATGACGGTGATGGTGTCGGTGGTCACCGTCACATGCAGGCTTGAGGGTCTTGTGTTCATCATCACTCCATTCTGACCAGTCAAGGACTGTTTCGTCGGAGCGACAC